AGATGACTATGTAGCAAAAGATTTAACTGCTGTATTTGATAAATTCTTTTCAGATTTATTAACTAATGGAGAAGTTTCCATTGATGGAATAATTAAAATGATTGAAGAAATGATTATCAAAATGACTACAGCTTTAGCGGTAGAAAAAACATTAGGAGCATTAGGGTATGGCGGTGGCGATCAGGGTGCTGCAGGAGGAAGTTCGTTGGGTGGTATATTATCAACAGTTATTGGTGCTGCGTTCTTACGAAGTCCAGCACAAACAAACCACATCCAATCCCTTAACATGTCAGGAGGAGCACAGAGTTTAACGACTGTTATCCGTGGTCAGGATTTACAAATTATTCAAGGAAGGGCAGCAAGGGCTAATCAAAGAAAATATTAATGGCTTACAACAAACAATATACTATTGATTTTAAAAACCTTCAGGATGTATCTTGTAGGGTGGAATTGTTGCAAAAGGATGGCACAGGTTCAAGTATTGCTATTAATGGAACATCTACACCGTTTACGTTGAAGTATCAGTCAGGGGATTACTACGCAACCGACCCTATAAGAGCCAGCGAGGCAGTTATAAGCATTATAAATGAAGATGGCAGTATTCCTTTAGATACATTTATATCAAATGACGATACAGCCTGGAGAGTAGATTTCTATATCAACAATATACTTCATTGGACTGGATATATTAATCAGGATGATTGTAGCGAAGAAATTAAATATAATCCTTATGAGGTTATTTTAAATGCAACCGATCAACTCGGATTATTGAAACAAAAGTATTTTGTAGATGAGGATGGAGCGGTAATTTATGATGTAATTAGTTTAACTGATGTATTGAAATATGTATTAGCGCAAACAAGTTTACAATTAAATGTAAATATATATGTCAATCTATTTGAAGTAAACCAAGCTGATAAAGACTTTAGTTCAGACAGTGAACCATTCAGCCAGACATATATAAATGCTAAAACATTTTTACTAAACAATAATACTAATGTAAACAATGTAGATATAGCTAGTGCGGATTCTCCATTATTAGCTAGTGAACTAGTTATGGATTGTTATTCTGTTTTGCAAAATCTTATGGAGGCATGGCAGTGTACAATATTTCAAGCTAATGGTGAATGGAATATTGTTAGATGGGTAGAAGCAAATTACCCATTTGATATTACTGGTATAAAATATAATTACAATTTCACATCTTCATCTACAGCTGATTCTATTACTAAATACTTTATTGTAGGAAATAGCGGAACATTAAAATATCTCAATCAAAGTCAGATGAGGTATTTGGTAAGGCCTAATCAATATGTAAAAAGCCAGTTTGATTACAATACAATACCTCATTTAATACATAATGACGATTTAAGTATATTAGGAAGTTTTCTGAGACAATATACTACTACCACTACAGTTGCAGGGGTAACTACGACAACTACAATAAGAGAGTATAACGCACCACATTGGGCAGTTAATTTAATACATGGCACATCTTATGAATTATTTATCAGATTAGAATTTGATTCATCTGGGGTACAAACAGATAGATATCTAGTTGTAAAAGGAGTGTCTCAAACAGGGTCAAGCGCCAGCGATTTTCTTTATGAGTTATTTTCTGAACAATTTTATGTGAATTTGAAGGATAAAATACAGATGTCATATAATGTAAGATATACTATACCCTTTAACCCTTCATTATACGGGTCTAATTTAATAAACACTCCTTTAACTGATGGAACAACTATATATTATGCTAAGGAAGATGGTGTATGGAGTACTTATTATTTAACGCACTCATTAGAGGTTTACGTAGCAGATTTGACATGGCAAACAATTAATTTAACTGATACTGTAGACAGAACACAGCCATTGCCTATTGACGGGAAAATGAATTTATCTATTAAAATGGGAGCTCAAATGCCATATGCTGATATTGAATATCATTATAAGGGTTTTAAAATAGATTATTATAATTATTCTAATGGCGGAACAATACCTGTTACATCACAATACAACCAATCCACAGAAAACAACTTAAATATATCCAAGTTTCTACAAAACACTATTTATTTCGATGACAGTTTAAGTAATGTAATTTTAGGAGCAATGACCTGGAGCAAAACAGAACTAACCAAAAGAACTGCACAATGGGTTCGTAATAATGGCTTATGGATTAAAACATCTGTTCAATTTATTAGTGGAACCCAAATAATCAGATTCTTTGTAGACAATCCTAATATTGGACTATTCGACCCAACCGGATTAGTTGGCGGAACTGTTACGGTTACCGGATCAGCATCGAATAATACTACATTCCCTATTCCTGCTGCTAATTTGTCGGGATACAATCAAATAGATATTGTTGTAACAGGAACATTAGTAAATGAATCATCAGACAATGTATTATTAGTTTTTGGAGGAGCTTTGTATAATGCTAATGCAGCCAAATTTAAACGCTCATTTACTGCATACAATGTTATTGATAAACAAAAAAGTACAGCAATAACCAGAGCGAAAATAGAGTGTACATTATTCGGTTTAAGCAATTCAACACCTTCTTTTTATAGCATTTTATCTTATATGCTATTTGATGACTTTTCTACTAAGAAATTTATTGCTGGAGCTATTACAATAGATTACGCAAACGCTCAAATTGAAGGAACGTTTGAAGAGATTACCGATAGTGATCAGGATTTATCTGACATGAATCAAACATTAACTTTCAACTATTTATATTCTAAATAATGAGTAACGTAATAAAAGGCGAAGATGTTTTACTCCAATTTACTAATGCTAGTAATGTTGTAGTCGCATTGGCAGCTGGTAGAGATGCAACCCTACAACTGGATAAGGACTTATTAGACACAACATCCAAAACAAGCGGGTACTGGAAGGAATATATACCAGGAAAAAGAGGAGCAACATTAAATATCAATGCATTAACAGTTATTAACTCCGATAAGCTAAATACATTTGACTTATATAACTTTTACAACTCCCAAAACCTTGTAGCATGGCAGTTTATTTTAGATGATGGGTTCTTTCATATTGTATTCTCAGGTAACGCAATAATCACGTCATTACCTATTAAAAGAACAGTAGGAGAACTTTCTACCTATGATGTAAGCATGACAGTTACAGGCGTTATAAGTATTGAAAATAGAGGATCAGACCTTTCTTATTTTTGGCAAATATCCTCTACTCCTAAAACTGCTGCAGACTTCGCAAGTGATATTAATAGCGGGGTAGCTATAGAGGTTTCTAAAAGCTCAATAAAGCCGATAAATATAGTTTGGGATGCTGCAGCTCCATCCTATTTAATGTTTGCTTTCCCGGATGCTAATCCTGCCAAAGTTGCATGGTCGGTTAATCAATTTAATCAAGGACAAATTGGAGGTGTCACTAATTTATTTGGAGATGCAGTTGTGCAATCGGTAACGGTACCAGGAGGAACAGTTGCAAATAATTATAAAATGTATTTCTCAAATTGGGCCACCATATCTATTAACGATTTAATGACTTTGTTATGATACAATTAAATGATAATATAAGAAGCAAAAAACCCTCACCATTAGATTGGAGAATAGGGCCATGGGCAGATATTGCAACAGCTAAAAGCTCCATAATAGTTGCAGAAAGGTTTGTCGGGCTGGAGATATATTTAACAGATGGTACTAAATGGGGATGGATAGCAGGAACAGCTGATAGTAATCTTATCTCTTTAGCTGGTGGGACATATTCTCTTACCAAAAAGAAGCAATATATAGTAGGATCAGGAGACATAGGCAATACTACTACTACATGGGTAATAAAAGACGATTCAGGTAATAATGTTCCTAATATAATCAATGAATCTGTTATGGTCTTTTATCAGGGCGTCGCATTACCAGAGTATTATTCAGGATGTATTACAATGAATTATACTGTTAGTTATGGCACTGGTTCAACATCAATAACAATACCTCAAACGCTAGGAAATGGCGAATTGGTAATAGTAACATATTGTGCATTAATCTAAATTATTTTTATGAAGTATAGAAAAAACATAAATTTGCTAAAAATATTAGCATTGCGAAAAATCTTAGTAATATTATTTGCTTTATTATCATCAATTACATACGGGCAGACACAGCAACCGTCT